CGGACTTCCTCGCTGCTCTTGCCGCCGAGCGCATCAGCAAGGTGAACTAACTTGTGCCGCCCGGCGTTGCCGCAGAAGTCGAGCACAGTCAGATGAGGCTTCGCAGAAGCTTGGATCGCGTCGCGTCGCTCGTCAGGCGTGGCTGCGCCATCGGTGACGCCGGGCAGCGGACGCGTACCTCGACCGATGCACTGGCTGTACAGCGCGCGCGACTTCGTCGGTCGCATCATTGCGACCACCTGCACGCCACGACCGTCCAGCGCGGCATCGTCCCAGCCCTCCGTCGCCACGCCGACGTTGACGAGGAACTGGTAGCGGCCTTCCGCGAAGCCTGCGAACCGCTCGCGCCGCACGTCGCGGTCGGTCTTGCCATCTACCGCAACCGCGCAGGCCGGGCGGTGACGGTTCAGGATCTCCGCGATGCGATGCGCGTGCGCAACGCTTGCAGCGAAGATGATGCACCGCCGATCACCGACGATGTCGATGGTCGGGTACACCATGCCGTGTAGCGTCTCTTCGTAGCGCAGCACGGCGTCAAGGTCTGCGCCGTTCAGGTCTCCTGCCGTCGTGCGGCATCCGCTGAAGTCGAGTCCTGCAACGTGAACCGTGCGCTGCTTGATGCCGACGAGCCAGCCAGCCTCTACGCCTTCGCGGATGCCGAACTCATAAGCGCATCGGGCGAACATCTCGCCGAGCGCGGCTTCGTCCGTGCGGTCGGGCGTCGCGGTCACGCCAAGCACGCGGCAGTTCGGGTTCTGCTGGTAGTGCGCCACGACGGAGCGATACGAATCCGCGACGGCATGATGCGCCTCGTCGACGATGACGAGCCCGAACTGCTTCGGGTCGAAGCGCGACATCCGCTTCCGGTCCGTCCGGCCTGCGGTCTGCGTCTGCACTGTGCTGACCACCACTTGTGGTCGCCGCAGGTACGAATCGTCAACGCGGGCCGACCCCATCTCAATGCCGACCTCAAGTCCGGTCATGCGCTTGATCGTGCGCGCCGCCTGCGTGATCAATTCTTCGCGATGCGCGAGGACCAACACCCGACATGGCGTGCGCTGCACCCATGACCGAATGATCTCCGCGAACACCACGGTCTTGCCAAGCCCCGTCGCCATGACGATGAGCGCACTGCCATGAGCGCGCATCGCTTCGATAGCCGCATCGTGTGCGGTCTGCTGGTAGTCGCGCAATGCGACCACCGGATGAACTGTCTCCATCTGCGTCCTTTCACTTGAGTTGCGAACCCTGCACGGTGCAGGCAACGGCGCATGGAGAACGCCTCCATGCGCCGCAGCGCGAACCGTCATCGAAACTCAGCCGCGCTGATTCTTCGGGATCAGATCCCACTGTCGCTTGGACACCCAACCGCTGTTGCGGCAGGTATCGCATCCGTCGCCGTTGCAGATCGGGCAGACCTTGTACGGCATCGACTGCTTGAGCGCTGTGCGAGCGTTCTTCAGGTCAGCCGCAACCGACTGCGCGTTGACGTAGATGCCGTGCGACGTACCCGCGATGCGCTCCGCTGCTGCCATCGCTGCATCGACGGCATCAACGGCAACCTCGATAGCAGCCTCGGCCTGCATCATCACACGATCAACCTCGCTGACCTCGCCGATGTCCTCAGCTGCCTCCATCGCTTCCTCGACCTGCGCTTCAATCGCCTCGTCCAACTGCGCGGCGCTCTCGGCTTGTTTCGCGTGCTGCCGAACCATCTCGCGCGTCACCGCGCAATGCGTAGCGATGTCCGCAAATGACGAGTCTGGACGTGCCATGAGCGCCAACGCGACTGCTCTCCGCTTGTCGGCGTTCGTGCGTCGCACACCATGACGCAGATTGGCTTGCGCTGCCACCCAAATGGCATCCATGCGCGTACCAACCGTGACCACGGCAGCGATCGTCTTGGCTTTCAACGCCTTCGCTGCCATGACGCGATGCCACCCGTCAACGCAATACAACGTGGACCCATCTTTGACCACTGCGATGGGCGGAAACTCCTCGCCGTCCTCCATGCGATCGCGGTACTCCTCAACCGCTTCCTGCGTGATCGTCACGCGCGGTTGCATATCCCGATCAAGAGTGATGTCCTTGACCTTCAACTGCGAAACCTTGTCTGTCTTGTCTGCCATTGCGTCCTGCACTTGTCCCGCATCTGAACCTGAGTGCTCCGCCCCCGACGAGCGGGGGCAACCGAAGGCGGAGCAGTGAAACGTCATCGTCACCGTCGTGTCCTGCGCTCATCTCACCATTCTGCTGCAGACGATGCAGCCACCGCGTGAGCGCGTCGAGTGCGGAGCCTATGGCTCCGGCGCAGGGTAGGGGCGTGAGTCCCTGCGTCTAACGTCATCGACCTTGACGAAGCCTTGTCGACTGGCTCCATGCGCCCCTCGGGGCTTTGCCGCTTGCATGGACTGCGGATGGGATTTGAAACCCAGCGCGCGCCTGTCGGCGCGCACCGGGCGAACGGATCACGGAGTCTCTTCACTGACCTGCTCGCGCTGACGGGCGATCCAGCCGTCAATGCGAGGCGCAAGCGCGCGCGGCCACTGCGCCATGTCCTCTGGCGCTGCGACGCCCTTGCTGCTCATCGCAGCGCGCAGGTCGGCAACAGCCAGACCGGCATCCGTCAGGCGCTTGCGCAGAGCGACCGCACCACGAATCCCCATCAGGTCGGGATCGTGAGCGCGATCGTCACGACGATCGACCTCTGCCTCATCCTCGCGCGGGATAAGGAGCAGGTCGCGCAAGACGTACGACTGACTGGTGGTCAGCGCGCCTGCGAGAGCCTTGTCGAAGGGTCGGCCCTTGTCTTCGATGACAGGCCACGGGATCGGGCCGATGACGAGCGGCTCGCTCACGCTCGGCGAAGCAAGCAGGTAGGTGCTGCAGACGAACGGCACGCCGTCGCGCAGTTCAACCGTCCAACCAGTGCGCGCGAACACCAACCCGGCAGCGTGCAATGCTTGACGGCACGCACCGAGCATGGCCTCCGCACTGGTGTACGCATACTTGTGATGCGCGTTCGTGGCGTCCTTGCCGACGCTCTGAATCGCCTGCTGTGCCTTGAGCAGCAGACCAGCGAGTGAAGGGCTGTCCTTCATGGCGTGCCTCCCCTCTTGGTGCGGATCGTCAGACGTTGATGCGACGATGGCCTCATATACGGCTCCGCGAGATCGGGATGGTCCGCGCGGAACTGCTTTGCGTCGAACCGCTCGGTCGTGACCTCGCTGACCGTGGCGGTGTAACCGCCGCCTGCGCCGCGCAAGCTTGATCCGAGCGCGACCATCAGGCGGCTGCGCGCTGCATCTGCGACCTCCTGCGCTGCGGCCAGCGCCTTGCGCGCGCTTTCGTCAGCGACGAACAGGCCTGGGTCAATGTCAACCGTTGGCGCATCGTCCTTGCGCAGTCGCTTTGCGACCTCAAGCGAGGCCACTGCATCGGGAGGCGTGTCCGCCATCACGCGCCCCCAGAAGGCGTCCACGCGATCGAGGATATGCGAGGCGTAGTCCGCGTCCCATTCGACGCGGTGCAACTGGAACCGCAGGCCACGGTCGCCAAGCAGCACGGCGACCCATGCGCGGTCGCTGCTGCTGCACGCCATCTGGTACAGCACTTGCGCGCGAACGTGTTCGGGAACTTCGTCGGTGCCATCGTCTCCCCAACCATCCGCACGACCGGATGTCTTGGCTTCAACGATTGGCGACCCTCGCTTCGCCGATCCGACCATGCCATCGATGTTGGCGCGATGATGCGGTTTCGCACCGACGAACGTACTGCTCGGGCTGACCACCCGAGCCTCCAATCGATCCGACGCCAACTTGAGTATGACAGGCTCCAACGCGCTGCCCATCGCCATCGCAACGTTCTCTGTCTGCGGTTCGGCACGACCAGTGCGAACCAACCAAAGATCCATCGGCGTAACCCACGGCGAAATGCCGAGGATCGCCGGAACATCCGAACTGCCAATGCCGCGCTCGCGCGCGGCCTTCTGTGTCTCTGTAATCACTTGATGCGTCCTTTGCTGCTTGGCCGTCCCGCCGGACGGCGCTTGAACTTGGGGAGGTCAGCGATGCGCCAAAGCGCTACGTTGCCAACCCGAACCGGAACGATGCGCCGCGTCCGCGCAATCGCTTGAACTCGCTGACGAGTCACGCCGAGGCGTGTCGCCAGTTCTTGCGAAGTGAAGTATCCCTGCATCCGTTACATGATGACGTACGGAAACAGATTGTGTGACGGTCAACGGTTGACACGATCGATGGCAACCATTGGCCGTCGATTGTCAACCGTTGACCGCTTGACACGTGGCTACACTAACGATGCGTGGCCGGGGAAGGGCGGTGCGTCCCCGCCCTCCCCGGCGCGCTTCCCGATCAGTTGTTCGTGACCTGTGCCACGGCTTCCTGATGGATGAACTCGGCCAACAAGGTTCGACCCTCGCTGTTGCGCCGCGGCGGGATGTCGCCGGGCAGCGCGGCGTACGCGTCGAACACACTGGTCATGCGAGCGTGACGGCGCACGGCCTGATCAAGCGATGGTGCGCGCTTGTCGACTTCCGTGATCGCCTGCGACAACCGATAGAGCGTCGGACGGCTCCACGCATCATCGGCATCGTCCAACGTCGCGCGACCGAGCACGCCGCCGGGCAGATCCTTCCGGCGGTACTCGTGGAGGATGTGCGGGACCGCCGTAGCGGTGACCGCACGCGTCTCGATCAGGTCAAGCATCAGCCTGCCGAGTATCGCGTCCTCGGGCAACGACCGCCGCCGCTCGGCCTCCTGCAAGTCGAACGTGCGCCACGACCGCTCGCGATCGCGGAACGCGCCGATGGCAGCGTGCATCGTTCCGATGCGGTCCATGACGAGCGCAGGCAGGTCGCGCACGATGTTCGCCGTGTGCTTGCGCGCGAACTTGAACGCCGCAGCGTCGCCACCAAAGGCGAGGTTGTCGCACACGAACAACTGCCGCCCGATGATGCCGCCGCAGATGACCGACTTGTCGTGGCTGTTGCGCAAACCAAGCACCCACTGCCCGCTTGCCGATTCAGCAGCGGCATCGTTGCCGCCCTGCCCGTGCGGTGCCTGCAGACCGATCAAACCGAAGTACTGGTTGCCGCCACGCGCGAGCGCGTGGGCCTGCTCCACCACCTTGTAGCCGCAAGTCGCTAGTGCGTCGAGCGTCATGTCAACGAGCGAGGCGTGCGGGATCGGCACGTGGCTGTCGGTGCGGTCGGGCGTCTGCACGCTGACTACGTCGTTCCACGTCGCGGACGCTGCACCGCAGTGCAGCACGAGTCGGCCGTTGCCGACCTTGTTCTCAATCCAAGCCATCTGGTGGCTCCTTTCAATGCGCCGCAGTCGGTGCGGCTCCGTCCATCCAACAGGAGGGAGTAGGGCGCGCGCGCAAACGCGCGCCCCGGTCCCGACTGTCAGTCGAGATACTTGTTCGCCATCCATTGTGCGGCGAGCACGTCGATTGGCTCGTAGCAAACTTCCGGCGGTTCCCAACCCGATTGCTGTGCCAACGCGATGATGCTGGTTCCGTCCAACAACGCGCGGAGCAGTTGCAGGCGAACGAGCCTGCGATCGACGGCAGGCAGGTGCTTCGCAACCTGCGATTGCCCTGCCGCGACCTTCTCCAAAATGCGTTCGCGCTTCTTGCGTTCCATGCGCGTCTGCGAGTCGATCACTGCGCGAACCAACGAATCACCAAAGTCATCAAGCGGCCTCATGCGAATCTCCTTGCTGCTGATGGCAGCGAAAGCATTGAACACAGCAGAATGGCTTCGACCAATCTGCGCGACCGGGAGCAACATCTGACTCCCATCGATACTGGAACTTGGCCATGCGCCCACACCATGCGCACGCCAACTGGTCTGCTTGCCGCGCGGGACGCCGCATGGTGCGACGCATCAGCGTGGCGCGCGCGAACGGATCACGTTCAATGTGCATCGCTGCCTCCTTGAATGGTGAACTGCAGCACGCCGTCATGCGGGAATGCGCTCCAGAAGATGATGGGCAACCGATCGCAGCCATCATCGCATCGGTTGAACTCGATCAACTCGATTGCCGCCGTCGGATCGAACAGACCGATGCTTTCCCGAATGACCTCATCCAGCTTCTCGCTAAGTCGCTGCGCATTCATGCCGAGTGTTGACTCAGCCTTGATGCACGTGCCGACGCAGGCCAATGCGTCAACGATCCATTGGCATTGCTCGAGCGTGTCGAGCGTGTTCGGCATCGGCCAAAGATCGGCCTCCGCCATCAAATGACGCATCGTGTAGCGCGGCGCAAACTCGGTGTCGTAACAGATCGTGGCAATGATTGCCACGTCCGCCTCGCTCGTCTTGTAATCCTTGGCGAACGTAGAGCGCAAGGCAGCGATCTTCTGATCCCGATTCGGGTCGAGGCGCAAGCGAACATCGTCCAACGCCTCCTTCATGGTCAGCAGGCGAGCGATTGGCGACATATTGTGATGCACTGACATTCCAAACTCCTTGCCCCATTGGGGCTGTTGGGTGTAATCCTGCACGGTGCAGGCCAACCGCCCCTCATGCGAGGGGCGGCGTGGCGCGCGTCGAGCTGGGCCGGGAGTGTCACTGGCGACCTGTCATGTCCGCCGGGTCAATGTGCGACGAGGTCCGATCTGCCTCCTCGTCGATGCCTGCGTCGATCAGGCGCGACAGTGCGTCATCGGCGTCGGCCTGCCGCTGCTGCATCAGCGTGCCGCCCTGCTTCTGAAGCGTCACGACCTGCTCCAGCAACTCGCGGATGCGCGCGCTCTGCGTCAGGGTCGTCTCGGTCAACTGTTCGATGCGGAGTTTCAGCACCTCCTCCGCGCGATTCTGCGCGCGCAGTTGATCCTCGTAGCGGTGAGCGACCATCTCTGCCGCCAGCGTGACGAGCGCGCCGTCCTGCTTGATGAGCGACCCGGCCAGACAGGTCAGGTCGATGCGCTCGGCCAGTTCGTCAAGGTCGATCTCCCCCGCCACGTCGCTCGCATCGATGTTCTCTGCGACGTAGCGCGCGATGTCGGCAGTGTCAATGTCATTGCTGACCGAGCGCACGATCTCGTCGGTGTCGATGCTGTCCTTCATGGCGCGCGCCAAGTCATCGGCATCCACGTTGTCTGCGACACGCTCGGTCAGATCATCCATGTCGATCTCCTCCATCACGAACGGCGAGAGGCGACGCAAGAACTGCGCGTCGTTGATGCGCTTGGCGACGGCCTGCTCGATTGCCTCCGGCGATGCCTGCTCCGCAGCAGGCTGAACGGTGCTGACCTCTGTTGCCAGTTCAGCGAACTGGCTCGCGATGCGAGCGAAAGCCGAGGCGAGAACGGTCATACGGTGCATAGCGTCAGACATGACAAGGCTCCTTGCCCCTGTGGGGCTGTGTGTGTGAATCCTGCACGGTGCAGGCCAGCCAGCCCCCGCAGGGGCTGGCGTGGCGAGCATCGTGCTGTCAGCGACAGGCGAGCGAACGCCAGTACAGAGCGTGCTGCATGAACTCGTCCTCTGCCTTCTGCAGTGCCTCTTCTAGATCCCAGATCTGTCCGTTCCTCGCTGTCTCGTCGAGGTACAGGTCGTGAACGCGCTTCTGCAGCTTCTCCACGTTCTCGCGCGCTGTGATCAGGTTCCGTCGGGCGCTGTTCATTTCCGTCTTGCTGTGAGTTGCCATCGCGTTGCCTTCTGCCCACTGTGGGGCTGTTGAGTGTGAATCCTGCACGGTGCAGGCCAGCCAGCCCCCGCAGGGGCTGGCGTGGCGCGCTCCGTATCAGGCGTAGGCGACTGCCATGACCTTCTTGTGGATGGCGACGATGGCCTTCGTGTCTGCGTCGGCGGTGTTCGCCTGCGCCGTGTTCAGTTCGGCAAAGAACTGCGCGGCCTGCTCTGGGCCGATCTTGTGCGAGTAGTCACTGATCATGTTCTGGATCTCGCCTTCGAGGTCGCAGGCGAGGCACATCTCGCGCTTGCTCTCGTCGTTGCCAGTCTCGCGGGTGCGCTTGCCGCAGCATTCGCAAATGTAGGTAGCGGAGTTGTAATGGCGCTTCGTGAATCGGTTGCACATGACTTTGCCTTCTGCCCACTAGGGGCTGTTGAGTGAATCCTCCACAGCGGAGGAGAAAGGAGCGCGGCCCCGTGGCCGCGCTCCAGTGTCGCACGCTGTGATCGGTCGGATCTGAGTGCGGTCGCATCGCACTGTTGGTATGAGTCGCGCGCCTGTCCGATGTTGCCTCCAATGGTTGCCTCCCAGCGCTTGCGCGCGGTTCATCACTCGGCAGCCGCCACGCGCTCGCGCGCATGAGTGATCCGGGGAGATGCAGCATTGGCATCGTTCGTTCGCGTTGATTGTCGGCAGCGGTGGGCTCTCATCGTTTGCGTCACCTGTAGCACGCTGAAGGTCAGACTCGCATGGGCGGGGCTTGTGGCTGTCCCATGCGCTCGATCGTGTCCTACTGCGTCGCGCCTCGCGGCGCATTGTGCGGCCCTCTCGGGGCGCATCCTTCGCAGTCCTTCCCGAGGTTGCCCACTCGGGGCTTGCTCGGTTGCGTTTCGCTTGCTGCCTAGATGTCAAAGATCCGACCCCTGAATGATATCCGATCTGCAACATATCGCAAGGCCAGTGCTTGCACGGAATCCAACGGGTTCCGAATCGCGCGTTTCTTGTGGGTTAGGAACTGCGCGCCTGCGCAGTTGCCTGCCATTTGCCTTCCGGGCAAGCCTCGCCAGCGACGCGCATCTTTGCAGCACACAGACAGCCGCATTCAGTGCAGACACCGAGCGCGTTGCGATCGCACGTCATGCACAGCGCGTAGCGCTCGGCGATGGTCGCATCATCTGCGCGCTCAATGCCGAGCGCGGCCTTCGCCAATCCGCTCGCGCCGTGCGCGATGCGTTCCATCATCGGCGTGCTGCCGAGCGCTGGCTGTAGTGCGGCGATGATGTTCGTCTGTCGCGCAGCTTCTTCTTGCCATCGGCCGTCAGGGCAGTTGATGTGCGCGTGCGTCATCAGGATCGCTACGCCACGATTGAACGGCGGTCGGTCGTGCATGAGCGCGCACCTGTTCCGTTCTTCAGGCAGACGATGTTCGCACGCAGAACACCGCCGCGCTCGCGCCTCGTACTGCGGCAGCGAGATACTGCCCGGCCACACGACCTGCTCGCCATTGCGACTGACGATGCGCGGCGTGCTGCTCATGTATAGGTGAATGCGTTGGTGCGAGTCGCCGTGCCGCCGTCTGTAGTCACGATGATTGATACGGTCGTGCCAGCCGTTCCGGGCGGCGCTGCGACGGTCATGCTTGTGCTGCTGTTGGTGATAAGCGCCGCGCAACGGTTGGCACCGAAGTGGACATCCGTGACCTGAATGAAGTTCGTTCCGCTGATGGTGACAACGGTTCCGCCTGCTGCTGGTCCGCTGCCCGGCGTGCTGTTCGTGATCGTCGGAGCGTTCGGCGCGAGCCGCACGATCTCGACTACGAGCGGGAATGGATGCGGAACGTCGATCGGGTCATACCAGCCAGCCACGCTCGGGCAGACTGACGGCAAGTTGCTGCTGATCGTGCGCGTATAGGAAGTCGGTTCGGTGCATGGCTGATAGTCAACGTATGTGACCGAATACGTTCCGTCGCACGGATCGCCCGACGTTCCGCCGATAGGTCGGATCGCCTGAACGTAATCAATGTTGCTGGTGCCGAAGTTCAAGAACACGCCGTCGCTGAAGACGTCAACGCCGACTGCATCGCAGTCATCGACGCGATTCAGATTGAACTCGCGCGTGGCGTAGCGCGACTCGCCGTAGTAGCGGTTGTCCTGATCGCGGCATCCATAGAACAGCGCCGTACCGATTGCCGAGACATCCAATCCGCTCGGGATGCCGAGCGCCATGCACGGAATGTCCAAGTAGCGTGGCAACTTGGCTGTCACGATCAGCGCCAGCCCCTGATCGCACGGCGCGTCATCGTTGCATCCGATCAGCGGTGCTGCGCGCGTATTGCCGCGATACAGCGTTGCGCTGATCGATGGTCCGCCGCCGACATCCGTGGTTCCGTTCTGCCAAGTCAGATTGGTCGTGAACGTGCCGGACGTGCTCTCGGTGTATTGGAATTCGGCCTGCACGCCAGCATCAGGAACGAGCGCCTCTGTGTATACGTTGACCATGCCCGGATCTATCGTCGCTGCGAAGCATGGCGTGCAATCAGATGTCGTGTTGAAGCCTTTGATGCCTTGCATCAAGTAGATGCCGTTACCGCCGCCCCATGACAGCGTGATCTTCGTCGTGACGGCAGCAGCGCCGATGACTGGCTGGCGGTATGGGCATTCACCTACGGGCGCAGTACCCGGACACGGTTCATACGAACAGATCGTCGTACTGCTGCCGACGCTGCTGATTGCGTCGAGGCCTGATCCGGGCCACGAACCGACCTTGATGTTGACCTGATACTTGCGCCCTTGCTCGATGTACTCGGTCACGCAACAGTCGCCGGGTTCCGGCTGACCGCCGCAGCAACAGCCTGCGCGGCTCATCTCACTTCCTCTTGATGAGGTCGATCAGGCGCAGATGACCTGCGATCCATCCGATGGCGAGGCACATCAGCGCGAACCAGAGCGAGCCGAGGAACGATTCAATCGAAGCGAGCATCATGGCGTATCTCCTGTGGTCGCAGGGCGCGGAACCGCGTTGATCGGTGCGACCTGTCTGAAGGCCCGATCGAAGCGCGGGTCATCGAGCCGCAACTGCATGATGCGTTCGCGCACCTGCGGGTCGTTGACGTCCATCAGACTAGCAGCAAGTTCGGCTCGCTTCCTGTCGGCTGGCGTGACCAGTCCGAGAACGCCGCGCAGCAGCCTCCCGACGCCGCAGTACCACAGGAACCAGCATCCGCCAACGATTGACAACGCAACGCAGACCCATACCACTACGCCGAACCACGCAGGCGATCGGTTGTCCACGCCCGTCAGCGCGAGGTAAATACGGTCGGTGGTCTTGATGATCAGGTCTTGCTCGCCCATGCCAGCCTGCGCCTCGTCCGCGATGACAGGCAACGCCGGGTCCGGCTTCGTAGTTTCCTCGCCGATGCGCGCGAACCTGTCGCGCGATGAATGCGCGAGCCGTCGCACGTCGTTCGTTCCGCCTGCGATCTGTTCGGTGCTCGTCGTGCAACCGGACATCAGCAGCAGCACGATGAACAAGAACCAGCAGGTCAGCGCAGCGATCATTGATGTCAGGAACATCGCGCGCGCACGGCGCAACTGCAACGCCGCCGCCTCAAGGCTCAACTGATGGCGGCGGCGAGAAGCTTGTTCCGTCGTACAGCCAACCGATGTCGCAGACCGTTTCATTGAGCACGATGATCGCTGCTCCGACTGGCGGTTGCCAAGTCTCCTGCCCATCCCAGAGCACGATGTTCGTGACGATGCCCGACTCAACGATCGCCCAACGCATGGTGCCTCCTAGAAGTAGGTCACGATCACTACGACGCCGCCGCCGCCATTGCCGCCTGCGCCGCTGGTGAATCCGTTCTCGCTCGCAGCGCCGCCACCACCGCCGCCGCCGTAGTTGCCACCGACTGCGCCTGCTTGACCTGCCGCCGCGAGCGCTGATCCAGCGCCACCGCCACCAGTACCCCTCCATCCGACTACTTCACCGGATTGCGGCGGAGTTCCAGCGCCTGCTGTACCGCCGTTACGCGTGATGTCCGCCCATGCTGGCGGAGACGCATTGCCTCCAGTGCCTGTCAGGTTCGCTGCCGAAAGGCCAGCGGCGCCGCCGCCTCCTGACGCACCTTTCGCGTTTGCAGCACTAGCAGTCCCGTTCCGATTGCCACCAGCGCCACCCGCACCACCGTCGAAGGAACCGCCCGTCTGCGCCGTGCCTGCTGAACCTGTTGATGTCGTGCCTGCACCACCGAAGATGCCGCCTGCTGCACGCCCGTATGACTTGCCGTTGCTGACGCTGCTTTGACCGCCGGATGTTCCGCTCGCGCCATTCGTATCGTTGGCAGTCGCGCCTGCTGCGCCAGCCCCAAATGCTCCTACGGTGACGGTCAGCGTTGATGGCAGATCGTCACCCTCATACACAACCTCTGTGATCGCTGCTCCACCGCCGCCGCCACCACCGTAGCGCGATGTCGATGCCGCACCGCGCCGCCCGCTGCCGCCGCCACCGCCACCACCGATCAGCAGAATGTAGACCGAACGAGCGCCAGCAGGCTTCGTCCATGTGGTGCTGGTGTCGTAGACATTGACCTGCGCCTTGCGACCGTCGATGCGCGCTACGCCAATCGTCGCGCCCTGCACCGTGCGGACGAACAGCGCGCCGTCGTAGTAGTTCAGCGCGATCTGTCCGTTGACGATCTCGCTGGTGGTCGGCTCGTCGCCCTGCGTGTTGCTGCGCGTATGGAGAATGATGTCCGCCATCAGTAGGTTCCCCCGTCGTAGTACGTAGTGATCCCTGTTGGGCAGGCACCCGTGATCGGATTCGGTGCGGTGAAGTCACATCCGATCGTGTTCGTGGCCGTGCGCGACAGGCGCAGCAGGACCACGGTGTTCGTTGGCACGGGATCGAAGTAGAAGCCCGGCGAGTTCACCAGTTCACGCCCCGTCGTGACAGCGATGCCTCCGTAGACCGATGCGTTCGTATTGTTCGCCTCTAGCAGATTGAACGCCGGGCCGTAGCCGTTCGTAGCGCTGGTGATCAGTTGCGTGTTGAACGTGTACTGCCCAGCGACACGAAGCACCTGCGTCCAGCCGTATTGCCACTGCGTGATGACTGACGCGCCCGGCGTTGCACTGGTGATCTTCGCCAGAATCCACTCGCGACCGTAGCCCTGATACATCCGCTCGCCGCGCGAGCCTTCGGCCACCGCCGTCACGGTGTCATAGATTTCGCGCCATGTAGTCGGCGTGAGCGCACCGAACCCGTTGGAGATGTTCGGCTTCATGTCACGATGCCGAGGCCACTGAAGTTGCTGACTGCCTTGAACGGTTGCCTCCACACGACGAACGATGCGTTGCACAGACCGTTCACGTCTGGGGCAGTTGTCTTCGGCTTGCCGTCGCCTTCGCGGACTGGCTGCTGCCTCATGTGGTAGTACGCGTCATACACCAACTTGTAGGTCACCTCATAGGTGTCCTCACCGATGCGCTTGGCGTTCGCGCCAGCCAGCAACAGCGTTCCCGCTGCGGCTCCAAGGAAGGTGTCGTTGTTGCGCGTACCGAGCGCCGGAAGGATCGCCGCGCTGTTATTCGTGCTGCGAATGTTGGTGACGGTCAGCGTCTGCTGCGGATACACCGCGCTGATCGGGAATCCGTTCTGGTCTACAGCCGTGCCGCCGATGTCTGTGCTCGGCGGATTTGCACGATCAGTCGGTATGGACGGATCTGCGCGCCATACGTCCACGATGTTCGCTGTCGATTCCATGTCGAGCGCGACGTAGGACGCCTCGACCGTCCACGATTCCGTGGAGTAATCCGCGCGCACGTCGTACACACCGGGACCGTCCGGCACCGAATCGGCTGTCAACGATTGCAGGTAGCACGTCTGACCGTCGATGGTCACCGACGCTGCCGCAGCAACTTCCGTGATCGCGGCATCTGCGTCCGCCGCCTCTGTGACGCGATAGGTGTACTGCGCGGTCGTTGCCGAATCAAATGCTGCCTTCGCCGATTCGCGCGTGAGTACTACTGGCATTAGGTGAGAGCCTTCCCGAGTCCATCGGTGTTGAGTGCGATCGCACGCAACGCTGCCGTCTGCGCGCGCAGTTCTGCCAGTTGTTCAGCGCAGCAGCGGTCCATACCTGCTACGGGCTGATCGACCGTTGCCGCGCTGCGCCCGGTCTGCGTCGCTTCCATGTCGCTGACAGGCGTGCGGCGTTCCAGTGATGCGTGGATCTCGTTCAGCGTCGCTAACTGCTCGCGCTGGATCTCTTCCTGCCGTGCCATTTCAGCAACGACCGGATCGAACGGCATCGCGACCTTCACCGCCCCGAGCGCCGTGTCCAGCGCCACAGTCGGATCGACCATGTCCTTGTCCTTGCCGCCGCGCGCAGTGATCTGCGCCTGCAACCGTTGCGCCGTTGCGATCTGGCCCGCGCTCGCGCCGAGTTCGCGCAAGTCGTCTGCGACCTTCTCGGCATCGGTCATATCGATCTGCCGCAGTTCTTTCGTGAGCGATGCGATGGTATCGGTGACCGACTTGGCATCGGCTTCCTTCTTCTGCTTCGCTTCGTCCGCCGCCGCCTGCGCGTCCTTCGCCGCCTGAATCTGCTTCTGTATGCCGAGTGTCTTCGTGACAGCCTCTTCCAGCGCCGCACCAGTCAGACCCATTGCCGAAAGCGTGGCGCGCGCCATGCCCTCTTCGTTCATCTGCGCCTTCAGCAGTTCGTCGTTCAACTTGCTGAAGTGTGTCTTCAGGTCTTCGCTGATCTTCGCCTGCTTCAGCGTCTCGGCCAGCCGTTCCGCCTCGGCGCGTGCGTGCGGCAGCACGGCGGCGATCTTGTCAACGATGGTCTGCTGCTCGGTCTTTCCGAGCGCGGCGACCTCGTCGCGCATCTTCTGCAGTTCCTTCGTAGCGTCCTCTTCCAGACGCTTCATTTCTTCTAGGTACTCGTTGTGCTGCTTCAGCATCTCCAGTTCGCGCTGCAGAATGTCGAAGCGCGCGAGCGATGCCGGGTCAGGGTTCTGCTTGATGAACGCCTCGCGGTCAGCGCCGATGTCTCCCAGCTTCTCCTTGTTGACCTGCGCCTGCAATGCCTCAAGAGCCTTGCCGACTTCCTTGATGCGCGTGGCTTCCTCTTTGGCTCCGAGGTTCAACTTGTCCACTGGTGCCGTATCGCCGAGTTGTTCCAACGGACGCGTCAAAGCCTCAACGACAGCGCGCGTCGATTGTCCGGTTGCTGCCAGAGCCGTATCCACGCCTGCGTTCAACGCTTCGCCTAGATCACTGCCTGCGCCCTTCGCAGCCTCCTTCGCGGTTTCAAGCATGGTGTCAGCGAACTCGCCGACTGCCTTGCTCGCTTCATTCGCCGAGCCAGTGACCTTCTCAAAGCCCCATACGATCCACTCAACTGCCTTCACCGATACGGCAAGCGCGCCAACGATCGTGCCGACGATGATGCCAGCCACAGCCTGAAGCAGGTTGAAGATCAAGCGAATGGCGTTGGCGAGCACCGCAAGAATGTCCGCGATGACGGCGACAACGGTTGCGATGGCTCCGAGTTGCTGGCGCAGCGACTCAACGTCCTGCGTCAAGAAGTCAAGCAGCGCCGCAGCGGCGCGCTCGACGGCAGGCGCGAATGCGTGCGCCATGATCGCTGCTGCGCCCTCCATGCCGTTCTTGACCAGCGCGATGGTGTCATCGGTCTTGGCGAGGTCGCGCACGATGGATGCCGGGATGACGAACTTGCTGGCGTAAGTTGCAGCGTCATTCATCTGCTCGGCGGTTGCCTGCACGACTGCGCGCAGGCCCATACCGCCCTTGCCGAAGATGTCGCGCAGCGCCGCGACCTTCTCGGCCTGACCGTTCATGCGCTGGATCGCGCCGATGATCAGGTTGAACTGCTGCTCTGCAGTCTTGCCATCGAAGTCGCTGACCGCCAGCCCGAGCCGCTGGAACGAAGCGATGGTCGTTTCGTTGCCATCTGCCAGCGATTGAATCTGCACCTGCATAATGCCAACAGCGCGCTCCATAGAACCCGGCGCAGCGCCGAGGAATCGCATTGCGGTCTGCAGGCGTTGGAACCCTTCGATGCTCATGCCGAGGCTCACAGCCTCGTCCTCCAGTGCGCCCATCTTCGCGGCCAGCATCGCTGTCGCTGCGCTCATCGCTGCGAACGATGCCACCGCTGCTACGGCGGCCATGCCTGCGCCCTTGAGCGCAGCGGTCGTGCGCAGCACGCTCTGCTCGGCCTTCGCTTCGCCGAGTCCCTTCGTGGCATCCTCGACTGCCTTCCGCGCTCCAGCGAGGTCGGGCATCTTCAGCGCGCTGATCTTGTCTGGATCAAAACCAGCGCGCCGTACCTTGCTGCGCAGTGCTTCAATGCGCGCGTTCCGCTCCTGCGCCTTCGCCAGCGCGTCGGTTGCTGCCTTCAGCCGCTCGCGTGCCTTCGTCACCGTGTCTTCGCTCGCTGCCAACGCTTGACGAGCCTGAACGCCCTTGCCGATTGCGGCGTCCATCTGCGTGACGCGTTCCTGCGCCAGTCGCGTCTTCTCGGTAGCGGCACGCAGTCGTTCCTGCGCTGCGGCGAACGCTTCCGGTGCCTTCTTAGCGCGTGACATGGCGGCGAACGCCGCACTAGTCGCCTTCGTTTCGGCCTCCTGCGCGCGCGTCAGCGCACGCTTGGCGTTCTTCAAGCCTTGCGTTGCCTTGTCGGCTTCAATGATGGCAGCACGATTCGCTTCCAGCGTAGTCTTGCCTTCGCGAAGCTTGGAAAGGGCTTCCGTCACGCCGCCCTTCAGGCCCGTCACGTCCTCTGCCTTCAGACGCAACTTGTCAGGATCGAAGCCTGCTGCTGCCACCGCTCGGCGCGCGCCGCCGATGCTGCGACGCAACGACGCGGCATCACGCACCGACTTCTGCGCATCTGCGAGGCGCGCCGTTGCCTTCGCTACGGCTTCGGTGTCCTTGCCGAGCGACTTCATGCGCTGGCCGAGTTCAGTAACGCCTGCGATCAGTGCGCCCGGATCGAATGCACGTTCTAATCCGGCAGGCAGCGGCAGGCTGATGTCGCCCCATCCCTTGAAGGCATCCATCGCGCCGCGCTGACCAGCCTTCGTCGCCGACCTGCTGAACTGCTCGACCTGCTTCTGCGCGCTCTGCAGCCCCGCACGCAGACCGTTCGTGTTCGCGCCGACCGTCACGAACAGATTGCCAACGGTTGCCATGATCAGGGTTCCTTCGATGCGGTGCTGGTGCTCGTCTTCGCCTTCTTGGGCTTGTTCGTGACGGACGCCATCGCTTGCCAGATGCCGAGCGAGTCTTCCGGGTCCATCGTCAACTTGCCGTAGTCATCATCCCGGACGAACGGCATGAAGTCTAGGGGCTTGAACGGCGTAGACCCGCGCTTGCGATTGACGTTCGCCAGCAGCGCCATCATCATTCCGGCGTTGTAGTCATCTCGCCACGCACCGATAGGCTCGACGGCGTCGAACGCCTGCCATTCGGTCCACTCCTCGCTTGTCATCCTGTCGAGCAGTTCTCCCTGCGTGCAACCGAGCGCGAGCGCGAGTCGCAGCAGGAAGCGGCGAGGACTGCCCGGTTTCAGTTTCCCTCAAGTTCCTTCACTTCAGCAGCGCCGATGCCTGACAACCGTTGCGCGATGGCGAACATCTCGTCGAGGATCGATGCTGGCAGCGCGCCGAGTTCGCCTTCGTCGCGGTCGGTGAACAGGCGCGCGCCCGTGCCGTCGCACAGCGTGCGGACCAGCAACTTGGCGCGGATGTTCTCGGTCTGCAGCACGCGCTCTTTGCCGCGCTGCACGAAGCACGCTGACTCAAACGAGTCGCGTTCGCGACCAGTCATGCCCTTGATGTGCAGGCCGTCGATGCCGTCCACGGGGAACGGCTCGATCTTGATGCGTGACGCGAGCGAGAGGACTGATGCCTTGAGGTCGGTGGTGTTCATGGCGCGCAGAGTAGAAACACAACCGCCTCACCGCAAGGCGGGAGGCGGCTGTGCGTTCCGGGGGGAAATGGAGACCGATTAGGACGCAGGGGCAGCAACCGTGACTGCGCCGCTGATGCGAATGGTGTAGGTGACGGTCACGGCGTTGTCAACCGCCGCCTCAACGGCGGTCGATTGCAGGTAGCCGCTGAACGTGACGGATGGACCAGCCAGCCCTGCGCCAGTAGGGCCGAACCGGATGACGAAGTTGCTCGGGGTCGAGTCGCCGCTGACCGGGAGATCGAACGCTTCCGTTCGCTCCATGTTGCAGGTGACTTCGACGGTGCCGGGGTCGCTGGTGCCAAGAACGTAGGTCTTGCCAGCGTCGGTGAGCGACGTGACATCGATCTCCGTTGCCGCGATGCCGCTGAACGACAGGCCCGTGATGAGGCCCGTGACTTCGCTGCTACCAGTCGTGAAT